AATCCTTCACCCCCGGTTGAGATGGTTGTTGGCCATCTTGGAACTCCTGATGACGTCAAGGCTTTGAAGGCGTCGGAAGATGACCAGGCGAAGGAACAAGAGGCTGCCGATAAGGAAGCCGTAAAGGCTGGAGAGGCTGCTCAGAAGGAAGAGAAGAAGGAAGTTGGGCAGGCCCCTAAGTGATTCTAAATCCCGAGGTCGAAGAAAACCCCACACGACCGCCGGGAACCTGTTTTAGTTGCGGGGCTGGCTCACAGTCACCCGGACGGGATTGGTTCCTCGATACAGATGTTGACTACTACGATACTCCCATGTATCGTATTCAAATTTGCAACATCTGTTTCGACCTCCTAGCGAACAAGTGTGGGTACATCAAGAAGGGCGAAGAAGTCGCCCAGTACAAACGCAAGATCGCTAAATTGGAGGGCGAACTCGATGAACTCAGTAGATATAAGCGTATTGCTGACAGCCTTGGTTTTGATATCGATCGTCTCGATCGTATCATCTCTCTTGGTCAGGAACATCTGGCAGAAGTCTCTAACCACCCTGTCAAACTTAGCTCAACGTGGGGAGTTAGAGAGGAAGGAACTGCTAGTTCAGTGGAATCAGGAGAGGCAGGACTTCCTGAATCGGCTGATGACGAAGGAATGGCAGTCGTACGCGCAAGTAAGTCAAGGACTCTCAAGGTCAACATCTGACTTTGTTAGCCCGATAGAAACGGACACAGGTACCGGAGAGGTATTGATCGATTTTGACAATGACTGAAATGCCTTCCAGCCTAATGGCGGCAATGGGTGGACAGTCGTCGACTCCGGTTCAAGAACAGGCTCAGGTCCAAAAGCCTAAGCAGCGTTCTGCTAAAGATGAGCAGAAACTAGTTGAATGGGCTCAGAAGCAGGTCGAGATGTGTGTCCAGCCTCGACTTGCTTTTGAGCAGCAATGGTACTTGAACATGGCGTTCTACTTCGGGCGTCATTATGTTGCGTGGGTACCAGGTCAATCAGGATCGCTGACGAAACTTTATGAACCTGCGGCTCCGCCGTATAGAGTTCGCATGATCGTCAACAAGTGCCGTCGTATTGTTCGTACGGAACTTACAAAGGTTACTCGGCAGGTTCCTCAGTTCTATGTTCTGCCGAATACTACGGATGAGTCTGATAGGATGAGCGCCCAAGCGGCTGAGGAGATTGCGGAGTACGAACTTCGTGAACTTCATTACAATCAGAAACTTCGGTCTGCTGCTCACTGGATGACTCTCTGTGGTACGTCTTTCTTAAAGACGTATTGGGACCCAACAAAGATCGATCCCTCAGGAGTTATGGGAACAACTTGTATTGATCCTGTTACGCCCTTCCATCTGTATGTTCCCGACATTCAGGAAGAGGATATCGAGGGACAACCGCATGTGATCCATACGATGTTGTTGGACAAGGACTTCATTAAGAACACGTTTGGCAAAGATATTGAGCCGAACGCTGAGGTACGAGGCGGAGCACTAGAGCAGCGATTCTTCTCGGCTATGGGGATTAAGAGCAATCAGCCGTCGAAGAATAAGGTTCAGTGCTATGAGATTTGGGTGAAGCCTGGTTTCAAGTATCCTGAGGGTGCATTAATTATCTGGTCCGGTAAGACTCTTCTGGCTTTCCAGGAGACGTGGCCATATGTTCGGACAGATTTCCCGTTCGCTAAACTCGATCATATTCCTACGGGTCGGTTCTACGGTGAGTCGTCGTTGGTAGACTTGATTCCTCTTCAAAGAGAGTTGAATCGAACTCACTCGCAGGTGATCGAAGCCAAGAATAAGATGGCGAAGCCACAATGGACCGCTCAGAAGGGTTCTGTGGACGCCAACAAAATGACTTCGGAGCCCGGCCTTGTCATCCAATTTACACCTGGTTTCCAGGAACCCAAGCCAGTCCAACCCCCTAGCCTTCCGACTTACGTCATTGATGAACTTGAGCGTCTCGGTAGGGAGATGGACGATCTCGCTGCAACTGGCGAAATTACAAAGGGAAACGTCCCGCCAGGTATTACTGCTGCATCTGCAATTTCTTACCTTCAAGAAGAAAATGACAATCGATTTGCCCCGACAGTTTCTTCCATCGAAGAGGCTACTACCAAGGTGGGTAAGTTCGTTCTTTCGTTCGTTGATGAGTACTGGATTGAATCTCGCAAGATCAAGGTCATTGGAGATAACAGACTCACAGCGATGCGAGAGTTTTCAATGGCTGACGTCGCAGGAAACACAGATTTCCAAGTTGAGACGGGAAGCGCAGCGCCGAGAAGCCGTGCGGCGAGGCAAGCATTCATCATCGAGCTAAGGAAGATGGGTTCGATCGACGACCAGAAGATGCTTAAGTACTTGGATATGGTCGAAACTTCCAAGCTTTATCAGGATGCACAGATCGATCAGAACCAGGTTCAGAGAGAGAATGTTCTCATGAACCAAGGTCAAGATATTCAGCCGAATCCGTTTGATAACATTCCTGTTCACTTGCAGGGTCATGCGGATTACATGAAGACAGAAGAATTTTCTTCTCAGCCACCAGAGATTCAGCAGATCCACCTTAATCACTGGTTAGCTACGAAGGATCAGTTAATGCAAGAAGCAATGGCACAGCAATCACAGATGATGGCTATGCAAGGTGGACCCCCGCAAGACGGACAGGCTCCTGAGGGACAACCTGTTTCACAACGAAATGGAGCAGCACAATGAGCGGAATGGGTGATCCCGACCAGGGACAACAGCCAGACCCCAGTATCAACATTAACTTTGGTCCCGGTGGCGAAGAGAATGCTCCGAGTCCTGATGACCTCGCAAATCCGTATCTTTCTGCAATTCCCGAAGTGGACCGCAACGTTGTTGCGAAGTACATCAAGGGTTGGCAGGGCGAGGTTACAAAGCGTTTCCAAGCGATTCATGACCAGTATCGCCCTTATCAGCAACTTGGCGATCCTGACACTCTTTCGCGTGCATCCGCTCTTTACAACTTAATGAATGAGCGGCCGGAAGAAATCTTCCAAGTTCTCGTGCAGAATGCTGACGAACTTCCAGAAGTGCAGCAGATTCTGCAAGGATTGACTCAGGGACAACAATATCAGCAATCCCAAGGACAGCAGGAAACACAAAACCCTTGGGCCGACGCAGGAATTCCCGACGACTTCGCGGATATGTTCATCAAGCAGCAGCAGGTAATTGCGGCGCTTGCGGACAAAGTCATGGGAGCAGATAGTAGGGCTCAGGAGCAAGAGGAGTCAGCCCAACTCGATTCCGTGTTGGAAGACCTTCACTCCCGATATGGAGAGTTCGATGAAGATTCGGTTCTCCTAAGGATGTACAAAGGAATGGACCCTGATTCCGCAGTAAAGAATTGGGGCGAGTCCGTTCAGCAGGCAATCAACAGCCGCCAGAGCACAAGACCACCTCCGATGGTTCTCGGAGGAAATGGTTCTGTCCCTCACGGCGGAGTTGAACCCTCAAAGTTGGGGGATAAAGACCGGCGAGAGTATATCGCCAAGCAACTCCAGGCCGTTATCGACAACCAATAAGGAGGTTTTGTGGCTGGAGCAACAATGACCACGGTCAATGCGATGCTCAAGGAAATCTACGAGGGTCGCATTGAGGATCAGAAGAACGAAGAGGTCATCGCTGTAAAGCGAATTGAATCCACTTCGGAAAACGTTGTGGATACGGTTGGTGGTAAGTATGTCACCTTCCCAATCCGCACCCGTCGTAATACCGGCATTTCCTACCGTGCAGAAGATACCGCACTCGCTGCCGCTGGCCAGCAAGGTTACGCAGCCGTGCAGGTTCCTCTTAAGTACGGATACGGTCGATTCCGTGTCACTGGTCAGGTGATGGAACTTGCGGAAACTAATCCGCAGGCTTTCTCATCTGCTCTTGACGAGGAAATGGATGGGCTTAAGACGGACGTTGTGAAGGACGAGAACCGAATCGCATACGGCATTTACCAGGGAACTGGTGAGAACGCCGCTCTTGCAAAGGTTATTGCTGCCTTCACCGCTACTACTACCATCAACGTTGACTCGGTTCAGCACCTTTCCGTCGGAGAGGCAATTGACCTTGCAAACGTGACGACTGGTGCGTTTACTACTGGTGTTCAGAACGTGACGATCGTGTCGATTGTTTCGCCGACTCAGATCACGATTTCGTCTGCTACGGCAATGACGGATGCAAACACCCGTATTTATCGTACTGGTAACCGAATTCTGGAGCCAACTTCCTTCTCGGATATTGCGTCTCCGACTTCGGTCCTTCACGGACTTGATCCGGCAGTTCAGCCAGTGTGGGCAGGTAACACTGTTTCCATTGCTGGTGCACTTTCGGAACTCAACATGATTAAGGCTTGCGATACAGCCCGAGTCAATGGTGGGAAGACTTCCGTGATCTTCACGACTCTCGGTGTCCGCCGTTCCTACTTTGTGCTGCTTACTCAGCAGCGCCGGTATGTTGACACGAAGGCTTATCCTGGTGGTTTCCAGGGGCTTCCGTTTAACTATGGAACTGAGATTCCAATCGTCGAAGATCCTGATTGCCCGTCTCGTGGAACTGCTCCAAACACTGGAAACATGTTCTACATGGACGAGACGAAGATCAAGAAGTATCGGAAGCGTCCGTGGTACTTCTCCGACGTCGATGGCGCCATCTTCAAGTGGGTTTCCGGCTTCGATGCCTGGGAAGGCTTGATGAAGTGCTACTTCGAGTACGGAACCAGCCAGCGTAATGCTCACGTTCTCCATACGGGAGTTCTTGAGTCGTAATTCCTTGGGGGAGGAAGCTTCGTTCGCCCGACTTCCTCCCCCAAGACCAATGGAAAGGAATTAGATGGCTGGAAATAACCTTCCGTTCAAACCAGGGGATGCGAAGGCTCCCCGGGGTGGAACTCCTACTTTCGATTTCCCTGGGAAGCACAGCGTTCCTAAGGGCATGTTCACTGCACGGCATGTGTTGAATTACTCTAATGGTCGTGCTGACTCTGGTCAGCAGCCGGATAATATGGCTGTCCTACAGAGGGCTGCTGGGAAGCGTTTGCTTCATGGTAAGCCTGGAGCCTTTACGGCGAATTATCCGAGGAACACCAGCGGGTAGTAATGCCGTTCCAATCCGAAAAGCAACGGAGATTCATGTGGAAGAATCATCCCGAGATTGCTCGTCGGTGGGCAAAGACGTACGGCAGTAAGCCGATTAAGAAGCACGCAATTCACAAACGAATCTCCAAGAGAGGAAGGAACTAATGGCAGAGAAGGGAGTTAAGGGCTCCAAAGGTTCTTCTATGGGCGCAATGAGGCGAGCAGCCGGAAAGCGCCTAGGAATTCAGAACGCCGAAGATGACGCCTACGCGGATTACACTAGCGGGAAAACCGGCGGGCATGTTCGTGCCCCTCTCAATCGCATGAACTCGAAGCAAGGTGATGTTCGGTTGCGGAAGGGTCAGAAGGCTAGTTAATGGAAATTGACGTCGATGCGGCCGTTGCTCTGCACGGCAAGACTTATGTCCTTGAGGAGTTGGACAAGGAGTATAAGCGTCAGTGCAAGATTAATCAGTCTCTTCGAGAAGAAGTCGAAGAACTCAGAGAAGAACTCAGAGTAGCTAGGAGCGCAAATGGACCTACCTCCGGGTAATCCTAAGGACGTCGTAGACAAACGCTCAAAGCCTAGAAAAGGCATGGGCAATCGCAAAGGACAGGGCCCTGGTGGGGCTGATTCTTTACATAGGGATGATATCTGGATGGACAAGCGTAAACTTCAAGCAGCCGCTGGCAGGCGCCTAGCAGGAGTTAAAGCTTCTGGAAAGGTGAACTTCCCACCAAAGGAACGAGGGGGAGTTAAATATCCTCCGTTCGGTGTTCATGGTCGACGTTCTACTAAGGAAGTCTAGTTCGTTGTTCCCATTCAACCTCCCAGGGTGGGGCAGCGGGGAAGCAGATAGGGGACTAGAGGTTTGTGGGGGCTTCTAGTCCCCTTCTGTTAGGAGAGAGAATGTCAAATGCAGCGCATATGAGGCCCAGAACTGAGCACGGTCTTAATACGGCCGCTGATCTTCTGCACGCCGACGACAATGCCCTGCTACGAGAGCAGGCTGACGTATTTCGTATCGTCGAGAAGATTCGTGAATATGATCCGAATCTCGACGTTGCATATCTCGATCCGGATAAGGGATCGATTGCGGACGCTCCTTATGTCATCTTTGAATGGTGTCGTGACGGAGTACCGCGTGTAATTTTCTCTGTGTGGGAACTGAATGATCGCGTGATGGAACGTGTTTATGCTGCCGACACAACCAAGTTCGATGTTGAGGGCGCCATTGACAAGGCGAACGCTCGGACTCGGAAAGAACTTGAAGAGAAGAGCAAAGAGTCTTTCGGTGTAGCCAAAGACATTGTTCAACACATTGTCGCCAGCCCGAAGGGTACTTATTCTTTCCCCTCTACTACAGGTGATGTAGTTACGCTTCGTGACGACGAGGGTATCGTCAAGCGTAACGGAAAGTCGGTGAAGTGAACCTTGGTGATGTAGTTAAGCAGGTACAGAGACTCTTTGGCGACAATTTCGAGGTCCAGATTAAAGTCGATGACATTATTGACTGGGCTAACGAAGCGATGATGGCAATTGTTCGCCAGGCGGAAACTAATCAGGCCAGCGCGTCTTTCACCTATGGCCCGACAACTGACGGAGTAACCTTGCCCGTGCAGTTCATTGGTGAGAAGCGAGTGACTTTCAATGGAGTTCCGCTGGAGAAGACTTCCATCAATGAGTTGGACGACATTGGAGTGCTCCCGACGGATATTGCCGGCACCCCTGTCAAGTTCTATACTTGGGGTGGAAAGATGTATATTTGGCCTGCGCCCGCTGCTAGTCTTACCAACGGTTTAATCATCTGGTATGTAGAAGCGCCCGCTAGAGTTGATGACGTGAACATTCAATTGCCCATCCCTGTAGTATTCCATATGGACGTCGTGCGAATGTGTCTCGTACGTGCTCGCGAGCTAAATGAGGATTACGAGCAGGCTCGTATCCTTAAACAGGAAATCGATGCCAACATGGGTCAGGTTAGGTTCGACCAGGAGAATCGTGCTCGGGAAACCTTCCCTGTAGTGCGTGATGATCCCGGCGATTGGTGGGGCTAATGCCGATTCCTCGCCAAGACCACTTGACTATTAACACCTTCAAGGGTGTTAATCTCAGCGATCCTTCTCATGTTATCGATGACAAGGAATTCGCTTCTATTGAGAATCTCATCATTAGTGACACTGGTGATCTCATTAGAAGGCGCCCACTTAGATACTTCGCTGAGGGCTCTGACCAGGTTGCATGTTATCCGATCGCCATCTGGTATAACAGGCTGATTTGGTTCCATGTAAATTCTCAGACACTCTTCATGAGCCAGGTAAATACCTTCGTCGGCGGAACTTTTAAGTCACAAGTTCTGTCAGACGAAATCTTCAATCTGGGCGTTCTCTATAATAAGGAGATGTACTTCTTTACGGCTACTCTGCCGTCGATTATTAAGATCTCCGTTTCAAGTTGGGATATCGATGCTCCTACTTTGACAGAGACTACGTTCAGTGTAAACGCCTGTGAGGACATTACCTGTGCCGTAGTCTTCAAGGATCGTCTGTTCGTTACAAAGGGCGTCGAAGAGAAAACTTCTGATGTTGCCTACTCAGAAATTGCCGATCTGACGAACTTTCCTGTGAATAACATCTTGAAGGTGAGTCCTGGTGATGGTGACTACATCACCTGCATTGTGCCTTTCGGCGAACGTCTATTCATCTTCAAGAAGTATTCTACCTGGGTTCTAATCCCCGCTGCACTTCCCAGTTCCTGGGTTGTGAAACTCTTCGATAACTCTATCGGAGCAATCAGTGAGAACTGCGTTGTTGAAAAGAGAGGGCTCTTATATGTCCTCGCTCCGAGGGGGCTATACCGATCTGATGGGGTCATCTATGATTATGTGGGATATCCCGTTGAGGCCCGATTTAGAGATAACATTGGCACTCTTTCTGCTGGGTCAATCTCACTCGTCGATGACGACCTATTCATCCGGACGAATATTGCCTCGATCGGTTCATGGATGTACAATCCTATCCAGAATGCCTGGACGGAACAGAAGTTCCCGACTCTAGGCTCTGACGTTCTTACAGTCGGAAGACAAGGTTATCTGCTGAGTGGAAAGCGCCGAACTTGGTTTGGCAGCAAGGACATTCTGTGGATGGATTTAACTGATCCCGATCTTCCGACGAATGAGGATTACTCGGATTATACGTTGCACAATGCTGTTGCTGGAAGTAGAGTCATTACTCCAATTCATACTGCATTCGAGACGAAAGCTTGGGATAATGGGAACTTCTTCCGCACGAAGCGCCACAAGTATTCTACTATCGAAATTACCGTACCTCCGGGTGGCAGCACCGATGCGGAGTTTCACACTCATTACAACTTCGACCGTGCTCTCGTTTCAGAGACTCATGAGTTCCGAGTTGGATTAACTGAGCGTGGAACTATGGCACACAAGATTCCTGGTACGGGTTATAATCGGCGCTTGCAACTTTCGTTCGATACCGACACAACTCTAGACTACATGATTACAGGGTACGATCTAGACTACTTCAATAAGCGCACACTTTCGGAGAATCCTGAGTGAGCGATATTGGTTCTACCCCTGGAAAGCCTTCTGGCCGTTCACAGGATGAACAGCGGCGGGCAAGTCTACTTGCTGACCTCGCCAAAAGCATGGACGTTCAGCACCATAACACTTCGCTGATGCATCAATTCGGTGAAGCTTTCGAGGC